TTGGTTATAAGGGTGCTAATGCTTATGACGCTGGTATCTTCTATTGCCCATACGTTCCACTACAAATGGTTCGTGCTATCGATCCTAACACCTTCCAACCAAAAATTGGTTTCAAGACTCGTTACGGCATGATTGCTAACCCATTCGTAACTCAGTCGAACGGTACAACTGACGGTGATACTTTCACTGCCAACCGTAACCAATACTATCGTCGCGTTAAGGTTACTAACCTTATGTAATCGATACCTCTCCATTAGAGAGAGGGTTGCTAAGAAACTGGGGGGAGCAGAAATGCTCTCCCCATTTTCATTATAAATAGTATGAAACAAATGAGGGTAACATGGTATTAAAAACATCACTAGGTGTAACAGAAGCAAACTGGGTTAATCAACAACCCAGCGATCTCGATTATCTTAAACCAAACGGATTTAAGTTTCAGATCCACAATCTACCAAATGTTTCATACTTCTGTCAGGCAGCAAACATTCCTGCGATACAACTTGGTTCGCCCACATTTCAAACACCATTGTCAGATATCCCAGTTCCTGGAGATAAATTGTCTTACGGCGACTTAGTAATTCGGTTTCTTGTTCAAGAGAACATGAGCAACTATCTTGAATTATACAACTGGATGATTGGTCTTGGATTTCCAGATTCCAGAGAGCAATACAAAAACTGGAATGAAGCACAACGTTACAGATTTCCTGCGATTTCAGACAAACGTCTCGGCGCACTAGGAAACTTCTCTGATGCCGACTTCTTCATTCTTGACTCGGACAACAATCCGAATGTTAAAATTACATACTATGATGTGTTTCCTGTCAGTCTCGAGGCATTAGACTTCGACATCAGTTCTGGTAGAGCAGACTTCTTGGTTGGTATTGCTGCATTTAAATATCGCCAATATACTGTTGAGGCACTTTAAAGCTTGACATTCTAACAAAAATTTAGTATACTTATATTATTTTTCTATTGAGGGCATTATGAAACTATCTGAAATTCAAGAGTCGTGGACTAAAGACTGCAAGATCGACCAATTAAATCTTGGTCCAGAATCAACCAAAACTCCAGAGTTGCATTCTAAGTATCTTAACATACTATCAAATTCTAAACTGCAGTTGCGCAAGGCAGAGGCGGATTATTATCGCTTGCGCAGAACTAAGATGAAGTATTATCGCGGAGAACTTACACGCGAAGAACTCGAAGAACATGGATGGAATCAATACCAAGGTCTCAAACCACTGAAGAATGAGATGGACGATGTTCTTCAGTGTGATGAAGAGATGATCAAACAACAAGACAAGATTGATTATATCAAAGCAGTCCTATACCAATTAGAGCAGATTCTGCGGTCACTAAATAGTAGGACATGGGATATTAAGTCCGCAATTGAGTGGACCAAGTTTACAAATGGATTAATGTGACCGATCTAACCATCACTAAAAAAGATGAAGTCTATCTGAATGTGGAATGCGACCCCAGCATTTCACAGGAACTGTCAGAGTATTTTACGTTTGATGTTCCAGGGGCAAAATTCATGCCAACCTATCGTGCTAAGTTATGGGACGGTAAGGCACGTTTGTTTAACATGTGGACTAAAGAATTATACGTAGGACTTCTTCCATATCTCAGAGAATTTTGTCAGCGTAATGAATATGAGATGGACGTTCAGATCGAACGTATCGGCGATCCCATAACCTATGAAGAACTGGTTGAATATGCCGACTCGCTGAATCTCCACTCACAAGGCAATCCGATCGAAGCAAGAGACTATCAGTTGGACGCTGTTAAGTATGCGATTCGTATCGGTAGAACTCTGCTGCTGTCACCAACTGCATCAGGTAAGTCACTGATCATTTACTTGTTGATGCGCTACCACCAAAAGTTTGGACGCAAACAGTTAATCATTGTTCCTACCACATCCCTCGTCGAGCAGATGTATAAGGACTTTCAAGATTATGCCTCAGAAACAGACTGGAAAGCAAGTTACAATTGTGCGAGAATCTATTCAGGGTTCGAGAAGTCGAATGAGTATCCCATTACAATATCAACATGGCAGTCAATCTACAAATTACCTAAAAAGTTTTTTGATGAGTTTGATGTTATATATGGAGACGAAGCGCATCTTTTCAAAGCGAAATCGTTAACATCAATCTTCAACAAATGCACCAAGACTAAGTTCCGCATCGGAACAACAGGAACTCTTGATGGAACTAAGACGCACAAGTTAATCCTCGAAGGATTATTTGGCAAGGTCCATAAGGTCATCTCAACAAAAGAATTGATGGAACAGGGATCGGTCGCCGATCTGGATATTCATTGCCTCGTTCTTGATTACTCTGATGAAGAGAAGAAAGCACTAACCAAGTATACCTATCAGGAAGAAATGGACTGGTTGGTAACACACCAAAAGCGCAACAACATAATCAAGAATCTGGCAACCACACAGAAAGGTAACACCCTAGTGCTATTTCAGTTTGTCGAGAAACATGGTGCAGTTTTGTATGACTTGATCAATGAGAAGATCGGAAAGTCTCGTCAAGTTTTCTTTGTTCATGGTGGAACTGATACTCAGCAGCGCGAGAAGGTTCGCGAGATTACTGAGAAAGAAAAAGATGCAGTCATCATTGCATCATATGGCACCTTTTCAACGGGAATAAATATAAGGAATCTGCATAACGTCATATTCGCTTCTCCGTCGAAATCTAGAGTGAGAAATCTCCAGTCGATAGGTAGAGGTTTGCGTAAGGGGGATGACAAAACTTCCTGTCGTCTTTTTGATATAGGTGATGACCTATCTTGGAAGAGCAGAAAAAATTATACTCTACTACACATGATAGAGAGAATTAAGTTATATAATGAAGAAGGTTTTAAATACAAACTCGTGAGGATATCTACTGATGGAAACTCCAAAGGTACTTAAATTTAAAAATGGCGACCTAGTAATCGCAACGATAAGGGACAGTGATACCAATGAATTATTCTGGATGGATAATCCCATTGCGGTGATTCCCTATCCTGTCATCCAAGAAGATGTCATGGGCGAAACGTTTCTTCTGAAACCATGGATTGGTATTACTACAGAGAAAATTTTCCTGATTCCCAAATCCGAAATAATTACTGTCTGCGTATTAAGAGAGAATCTCCTCGCCCAGTATGAGAGATATATCTCAGGGGAAGTAAAGTTCCCCGAGGAAACTCAGGAGGAAAATACAGAAATGGATATGTTGCACTCCCGACTACTCAGAAGCAGGAACCTACTCAATTAAGCAGTAGTAAAGCTATTATTCATCATACTCGACATAGTCATTATACCTCGAAACGCGAGTGTTGTCAAGCTATATACTGAAATAATAGTGAAAAAAAATCATTGACTAATAAGAAAAAGTATAGTATAACGGTATGTATAGATGGAGTTATAAATGACTGAAATACCAGAAAAGAATGTAAAAAAACCATTCAAGAAGAACAAGAAAAACAACATACATTATGTAGATAACTCTAAGTTTCTAGAAGAGATTACTAAGTATCGAAATAGTGTGCTTGCTGCAAACGAAGCAGGAACATTGAAACCACGTGTTCCAAATTATATTGGGGAATGCTTTCTAAAGATTGCAACCCACTTGGCATACAAGAGTAACTTCATCAACTACACATATCGAGAAGAAATGGTGTCGGATGGTATTGAAAATTGTATTACTTACATCGATAACTTTAATCCTGAAAAATCGAAGAATCCCTTCGCGTATTTCACACAGATAACATACTATGCTTTCCTCCGTCGTATCGCGAAAGAGAAACGCCAGCAACAAACTAAGTATCGATACATGCGAAACATTGATGTTCATGACTTGATTACACAAGACCACGATACAGGCGACTATGGTAATGAGTTTATTGACTATGTTAAGAAGCAGATGGACATGATTGATGACTTCGACAAACCAGAAGCAGCAAAGGTCAGTAACATACCAAAGCGTCGACCGAAATATTTAGATCAAAAAATCATTGACAATTCTCTTGATATAGAGTAGAATGGATTTATTAAGTTTGTTAAAGGAGTTGTATATGACTGAAGTAAAAACTAACAAGTATGTTGCATGGTTCACTGAAAACTGGTTTACCGCATTTTTCTTTCTTGCGTTTGCATTGATTATCGCGGCAGTATCCACTAACATTAGTAACCATCGGAATGGCGTTCAAGGTGTGTCTAAGCAGAATGCAGGGTGCATCTATCTTGAGTCGAGCGATCTTGGCGATGGTCAACACTACATGATCTGTGATGGACAGATTGTTCTTAAGCGTCTCGCAGAAGAAGGTGAAGCAGAACCAACAACTGAAGAAAAGTTGGAAGAAGTAGTTCCTACTGCACCTGCAAAGTAATTAGAAAGTTCGAGTATGAAGGTTGCGTTGATCACAGACACTCACTTTGGTGCAAGGTCAGATTCTATTCCGTTCGATAACTTCTTCGCGAAGTTTTATACTGAGGTGTTTTTCCCTCACCTCGAACAAGCAGGAATCAAAACCATTATTCATCTTGGTGATGTTTTTGATCGCCGCAAGTTTATCAATTACAACACACTAAAAAAGTGTCGTGAGTATTTCTTCGATAAAGCACGAGATCTCGGTATCGATGTGCACATGATTGCTGGTAACCACGACACATTTTTCAAGAATACTAATGAGGTAAACTCACTAGACCTGCTGCTTCGTGAGTATGGAAATGTTATAACATATTCTGACGCAGAAGAAATTAAACTGGACGGAAAGAATCTACTGCTTGTTCCATGGATTTGTTCTGGTAATTATGCAGAAACCATGGAGGTTGTAGATAAAAGTAATGCACAAGCAGTATTCGGACACTTTGAATTTTCAGGTTTTGAAATGTATCGTGGGCATAAAAATGACCACGGCATGGGCACTGAACGTTTTGATAGATTTCCTCTCGTTTGTAGTGGTCACTTCCACCATCGCAGTCGCACTGGCAATATTCTGTATCTTGGTAATACCTATGAGTTTACTTGGTCTGATTATAATGATCCAAGAGGGTATCACTTATATGACACGGAAACTAACGAGGTAGAATTCTTTGAGAATCCATTTAAAATCTTTCATAAGATTTATTACGATGACACTACTGACGACCCTAGTTTGCTTGATCTTAGCGCACTTGTGGGGAGTTGCGTTCGATTAGTTGTCGTAAAGAAAACAGACTTCTATAAGTTTGATCGTTTCGTTGACAAGTTGTATGATTGCAACCTCATCGAATTAAAAATTATTGAAGACTTCTCAGAGTTTGAGACCGAAGCAATGGAAGACGAGAAACTAGACGTTGAAGATACGATGACTGTTCTTTCTGATTTTGTTGACACCGTCAGTACCGATCTCGATAAAGACAAGATTAAAAACATGTTAAGAACTTTGTATATTGAGGCACAGCACGTTTCTGTATGATTAATTTTAAAACAATTCGTTGGAAGAATCTTCTTTCAACAGGTAATGCTTTCACTGAAATTAAACTCAACCGTTCGCCCAGCACTTTGATTGTTGGTGAGAATGGTGGCGGTAAATCCACGCTGCTCGATGCTCTCTGTTTCGGATTGTTCGGTAAACCATTCCGTAGTATCAATAAACCACAACTGCTAAATTCTATTAACAAGAAAAATCTTCTGGTTGAAATTGAGTTTGACATTGGCGGCAAAGATTATAAGATTGTTCGTGGTATTAAACCGAACATCTTTGAGATTCAATCTGGTGGTGAAGTAATCAATCAGGATGCTGCTGCTCGTGACTACCAGAAGTATCTCGAGGAATCAGTTCTAAAACTTAATTACAAGTCGTTTACTCAGATTGTTATTCTTGGTTCGGCATCGTTTACTCCATTCATGCAGTTGCCACCGTTTACTCGTCGCGAGATTATTGAAGACATTCTTGACATTCAGATCTTCACGACAATGAATACTGTTCTGCGTGACAAGATGAACGAACTTAAAGATAGTCTTCAGGATGCTGACAGCAAGTTAGAAGTTCTGAAACAAAAGGCAACCATTCAGAAAGAATATGTCGATGCGCTCGAAGCAAATAAAGAAAAAAGAGTTGATGAAATTATCTCGAGAATCGAAGAATGTGAATTGTCCATCGCCAGTTTTCAGAATCTTATTGGAGTGCTCGAAGGCAAGAAGTTCACGCACGAAACTGCCAAGGCAGCACTCGGAGATCTCAGTGCAAAACAAAAGAAACTCGAATCTTTTAAAACCAAATTTTCCACCCAACTCCGAGATCTCAAAAAAGAGGTTTCGTTCTACAATGAGACAGACGAATGTCCGACGTGCCAGCAAGGCATTGCTCACGATCATAAAGAAACCATCGTATCATCCAGACAAGAGAAAATCGAAGAACTATCTTCGGGAATGGATAAGTTACAGGAAGAGTTTACAAAACTTGAGGGGCTTATCGCGGAAAATGAGATTCTTTCCGAACAAATTTCTGGGTTGAACGCAGAGATTATTGCACATAATAACGAAATTATTGTTCAGCAGCGTCTTATCCAAGCACTCAACTTGGAACTAAATGATATCACAACCAAGACTGCAGATATTGATGAAGAAAAAACAAAACTCAAGTCATATGCTAAAGAAGTTCTGACGCAGAACGAGGAGAAGGCAAGACTGAATGAAGAGAAGCATTACATGGAAGTTGTCTCGACGCTCCTCAAGGACACTGGTATTAAGACTAAGATTATTCGGCAGTATCTTCCAGTTATCAATAAGTTGGTGAATAAATATCTTCAAGCAATGGACTTCTTCGTGCAGTTTAATCTTGATGAGAAGTTTGATGAGACAATCAAGTCGCGCCATCGCGACGACTTCAGTTATGCATCCTTCTCGGAAGGTGAAAAGCAACGTATCGATCTGGCGCTTCTCTTTACCTGGAGAACAATCGCCAAGATGAAGAACAGCGTAGCAACTAATCTGCTTATTCTCGATGAGGTATTTGATTCCTCGCTAGATAATAATGGTACCGATTATGTTATGACACTGCTTGATACTGTGGGTGAAGATACTAATGTGTTCGTCATCAGTCACAAAGGTGATCAACTGTTTGATAAGTTCCGCAGTTTGATTAAGTTTGAGAAGAAAAATAATTACAGTGAAATGGTGGTATAAAAATGTTACTTTCGGAACTATACAAAACAAATACGACGAGATATATTAGCGATAAGTTTTCTGAGACACATGATTATGTTCCTGCAGTCTATGATAGATATTTCTTAGATATAAAAGAAACAGCGAAAACAATCCTGGAGATTGGTATTAAAGGAGGAGCGTCGTTGATTCTTTGGCGCGATTACTTTACGAATGCCAGAGTAATTGGTCTTGACATCAATTCATGTAAACAATTTGATAAACCAGAAAATCAATATAAAGATATCTTCTGCATTATTGGGGATGCATATTCTCAGCAGATTGTGGACATGATTCCATATGACATTGATGTTGCTATTGACGATGGTTCGCATATGATTGAGGACATTTTATTTTTTATAGATAACTATCTTCCTAGAGTTAAGTCGGGGGGTTACTTAATTGTCGAGGATATTCTTCCTGAATATATTGATATATTACACGAGAAAGTTAAAGATTTAGATTATTATATGTATGAGAATAATGCAACTAGAGAAGATAACAATTTACTTGTGATCACAAAAGCATAGGATGAATCGTGGAATTAATTAAATTTACAGACCCTGCTCTACGCAAGGTTCCAGAAACATTTGACTTTGAGACTGGAAATGCAAAAGAACTTGCTGATACTTTATGGGAAGAATCCCGTCGTCTGCGAGGACTAGGACTCTCTGCCAATCAGGTTGGTATTGACGCAAAGGTTTTTGTGATGGGATCTGACGATACTAATCGTAAAAATGTTTTTAATCCCACTGTAATCTCTGTCTCCAAAGAAACAGAACTCGCCAAGGAAGGATGTCTATCTTATCCTGGATTGTGGTTGTCGGTTAAGCGTCCCAAGGAAGTGACTCTTTCATATCAGAATGTTACTGGAGAATATGTGGTTGAAACTTTTGCAGGTCTTCCTGCGAGAATTGCCCAGCATGAGTTTGATCACATGGAAGGATTAAACTTTTCTGATCATGTATCACAGTTGAAACTCGACATGGCACTAAAGTCTTTAAACAAACGAGCAAGAAAGTATCTCAGGAAATATGTCAAACAAAACGTATGATTTTGGATTTACATTCGAAGATCCAACCGAAACTGTAATTCATGTCCAAGAACCATATAGTTCTCGGACAATAGAAAATGACGATCTCAAAGAAGAGATTATGGCAAAACTCTATGACATTGAGTCTCGTATTTTGACAGCAGACCAGTCAACAATGATCTCTGAACACAAGCGACTCGTTGAAATGGAAGTTACAGAGAAACTAAAACAAGTCGAAGATCTAATTCTTCCCCTACTTTACAACCTGATGAAGAATCCCGAGAAGGAGTATATTCATTGGCCAAACAGGATACCAATTATTGATGCACAAATTGACAAGATCACCGCGATCACGCGACACTATGAGTGAGAATGACCTGCCCTTTTTTCCTAAACCCAAGTATTTCCAGCAACCAGTAGCAACTGCTGTAACATTTTATCTCTGTGGTGAAATTAAACCAGCAGAAGATTATGTTGAATGGTTTCAGATTCTGCGAGCAGCAGGTGAAACTGATATAATTTACATTCGTATTAACAGCGAAGGTGGTGACTTGTTCTCTGCCTTACAACTAGTTCGTGCGATTCAGGAATCAAATGCCACTATCGTCTGTTCAGTCGAGGGTATTTGTATGAGTGCTGCTACGTTAATTTTCTTGTCAGCAGATAGGTTCGAACTATCTGACCATACTATGTTCATGTTCCACAATTATTCCAGTGGTACGATTGGCAAGGGTGGTGAGATGTATGATCAAATCACTCACTTCAGATCTTGGTCAGAAAAACTGTTTGATTATTTCTACAAAGACTTTTTGACGCCAGATGAAATTAAGTCTATGCTTGATAACAAGGACATCTGGTTAGATGCTGATGAAGTCGCCAAGCGGTTAGAAAAGCGCATTGCGGCGCAAGAACCAACACAAGAAACCGAAACTCCTAAACCAAAACGTGCAAGAAAAAAATCAGTAAACGAATAAATAGGCTTGACTTTTTCTAAAAAGACAGGTATACTGAGTGCATGATTGGTTTTAAAGATTATATATTCGAACGTAAAGAGGGTTCTGGTCTAACCATTTGGGATATAGACGAGACCCTCTTCAACACAAAGGCACTCATCTATGTGATGAAGGGTGGAGAAATCCTCCGTAAGTTGTCTAACCAAGAGTTTAACACCTACAAGTTGGGTGCGGGTGAGTCGTTCGACTTCCGAGAGTTCCGCGATGCTAAGCATTTCCGCGATACTTCTGAACCTATTGTAAAAGCAATCAACAAACTAATCGCGATTCATAAGAACGTAAAGGCAAAGGGTAGCAAGATGATTGTTATCACTGCTCGTGCTGACTTTGACGATCGTGACATGTTTCTAGATACCTTCCGTAAGCAGGGTATCGACATTGATGACATCCATGTGCATCGCGCTGGTAATCTAAACGCACCCAATTCTGCTGCTGGAAAAAAGATTTTCATTAAACAGTATCTCGACACAGGTAAGTATGCTCGTGTTCGTTTGTTTGATGATGCGATCTCGAATCTTGACATGTTGCTCGATTTGAAAGATGAATATCCAGATGTAGATTTTGAAGCGTATCTTGCTCACCATGATGGAACCATGACAAGATATCGTAAATAAGGGCTTGACTTTTGTCAGGTTCTAAGGTAGAATGGAATAATAGAAGGAGAAAGTTATGATTAAGTCCGTCGTTTCAAGTTTGATTGCTCTCGCTGTAGTTGCGACCCCTGTTGCTGCCGAAGCACAGAATCGTGGTGGAAATGGTTGGGAACAGCGTAGGGATGATCGCCAGCATAGACGTTCGCGCATCAGCACTGGTGAGGCAATCGCCATCGGCGTAGGCGCATTTATCCTTGGTGCTGCGACAACCAGCAATCGTCGCAACGATCGTGCAAACGACCGTGAAGTCTTTGACCGCGAGTATGATTATCACTACCGTCGCCCTGTCTGCCGTGAAATTTTTACCAGTGGTATCGATAGATATGGCGACTACTACGAAAAGCGTATCACCCGCTGTAATTAATTTATCCTGAAAGTAATTTTAGGGCTTGACTTTTGCCTCGTTTCGAGGTAGAATGAAATATATTAATTGATGAGGTTCCGTGATGTCTATTTCCCATAAGTCTACCCTTGCTAAATTGCTCGCCACTGAGAACCTTCGGATTGAACATCAGAAGGTTCCGACCGCGATGTTCGATCTGAAGAACCGCACCCTTATCCTCCCTATCTGGAAAGACATGTCGTCCGACCTTTATGACCTGCTTATTGGTCATGAGGTTGGTCACGCATTGTTCACACCTGCTCAGGGTTGGCACTCAGAACTTGATGCTCGCGGCATCGGTATCAAGTCTTATCTGAACGTTCTTGAAGATGCTCGTATCGAGCGCAAGATTAAGGACAAGTTTCCTGGTATCCGTCGCAACTTCTTTGCTGGTTATCAGGAACTGTTCGAGAATAACTTCTTCGGCGTTAAGGGATATGACCTCAACAAGTTGCGCCTTATCGACCGTATCAATCTGCACTATAAGGTTGGTTCTTTCCTCAATGCTCCTTTCAGTGCTGATGAGAATCAATATCTCGCTCGCGTTGATGCGCTGGAAACATGGGATGATGTTGCTGCTCTCGCAGTAGAACTCTATGAACTTGCTAAATCTGAACCTGAGCATGACTTTGATTCGTCAAAATTCATGGGCGAACTTATGGATGATTTAGACGGTGAAGACGATGCCTCGTACGATGTCGATAAATGGTTCTCCGACATGGATGATCAGACATCTGATGATGGTGGCGAAGGCGAGTCGGGCGAAGGCGAATCTGCTGATGCCGATGCTGATTCTGGTGATAAAACTGGTAAAGATGCTAAGTCCGATGCTAAGTCTGATGCTAAGTCTGCTGACGACGCAAATGAAGATGGCAGTGTTGCTCCCACCCAAAGTGAAAAACTTCCTGGTTCAAACGATACACCAGTTCTCAGCGAAGACCCTGTCTCTATCACTGATCAGAACTTCCGCGAAATGGAAGATACGTTCATCGACTCAAAGTCGCGTGAGTATGCGTATGGTATTCTTCGTAAGGTTGATACCAAGAACTATGTCATTCCTATGGATTGGGTTCTTGATCATATGCGTCCGACTGTGTATGCTGACAGGTGGCACACGCGAACTGTAGATTATGACTCGCTCGCACAGGAAGTTTTCTCTGAGTTCCGTAACAACAACCAGAAGTATATTAATACCATGGTTCAAGAATTTGAAATGCGTCGTCGCGCTTCAGAGTTTGCTCGTGCGCAGACTTCTAAGACTGGTCGTCTTGATGTTGACCGTGTTTGGGCACATAAAATCAGCGAAGACTTGTTCGCTCGCAACACGGTTGTTCCTAATGGTAAAAACCATGGTATGCTTTTGTTCCTAGACATGTCTGGTTCGATGGCATCAAACATGAAAGGCACGATTGAGCAGTTGGTTACGCTCATGATGTTCTGCCGCAAGGTTCGTATCCCGTTTGAAGTATATGGTTTCACCAACAATGGTGTTGTCAATGACAAGTATTCCAAGTCTGATGCCATGCGTGCAAATCGTGCCAGTGACACGGTTTCATCTGGTAAGGAACTTGAAATTGGTGACAGTTCGTTCAATCTATTGCAGTTTGTTTCCGATAACTGTTCGTCCGCCAAGTTTAATGAAGTAGTTCGCGCTCTTCTTATGTGCGCCAAGGGATATGACTATTCTGCTCGTCCTTCTCGTCGCGCCGAAATATTCGTTCGCAATTCAGACATGATGGGTCTTGCTTCGACACCTCTCGAAGAATCAATCATGGTTGCTCGTTCGATTGCTGACAAGTTCCGTGCTAAAAATCGTGTAGAAGTTCTCAACACTGTGTTCCTCACCGATGGTGATGGTGATAATAATATCACTGTCGGAGGCCGTTATGGTTCGCACCATATCAATATCACAGATGCAAGTACCAATGCTTCGGTAACAGTTAAGTATGATGATGAAGTTTATCGCACTCAACTACAAGTTGCTCTTCTAGAACTCTACAAGAAGGCAACTGGTTCGCGTGTTATCAACTTCTTCATCGCTCCTTACAATCCTAAGTGGGCAGCAAAACGTATGTATGGTGGCGCTGCAGATTTCGACACCAAGTGGAAGAATGAATGGAAGCAAAAGTTTTTCCATGTCACAAAATCGTTTGGATTTGATGATCGCTTTTTGATTCCTGGTGGTAGCGAGTTGACTATTGGTGAAGACGTCTTTGAATCTGAAAGCAGTGACCCGAAAGATCTTCGTCGGGCATTCAAGAAGTTCCAAAATACCAAGCAGACCAACCGAGTTCTGTTGAACAAAATGATTCAGGCAGTCGCCTAAATTATTTACCCCGAAGCGAAAGAAAGGGCTTGACTTTTCTGCCGTTTCGGGGTATAGTGGTAATATTGATTGATGATGTAATGTGAGGAAATTTTTTATGATGAATCGTGATGCTTTGGTTGAGTTCCTTTCCGACAATAACACCAACAATGGTGTTTTCCGTAAGCGTGATATTGTTGCCGCTGCCGAATCTCTTGGGATGAAGTATCCTGGTTGGATTTTTCAGCGCGACCGTATGATCAAGCGTGGTACGTATGACCTGTCTCCGTTGATGGTAGGTGCTAAGTCATCTGTCGTTCAACTCCCTGCCACTGCTCCTAAGATGGTTATTCAACCGAAGTTGCAGACAGTGATCGAGAACCTCGTTCCGCACGTTGATCCGACCTATGTTCCCTTTGGTTTCTACAACGATCTTCGGAAGGTTGTGAAGTCTAACAACTTCTACCCAACGTTCATCTCTGGTCTGTCGGGTAACGGTAAGACCACCATGATCGAGCAGGTTTGTGCTAAGTTGAAGCGCGAATGCATGCGTGTTAACATCTCCATCGAAACTGATGAAGACGACCTGATTGGTGGTAACACCCTCGTCGACGGTAACGTTGTTTACCGTGAAGGTCCAGTTCTCACTGCCATGAAGCGTGGTGCCATCCTTATCCTTGACGAAATCGACCGTGGTTCGAACAAGATGATGTGCCTTCAAGCAATCCTCGAAGGTAAACCATACTTCAACAAGAAAACTGGTGAGACAGTTTACCCCAAGGCAGGGTTCAACGTTATCGCTACGGCAAACACCAAGGGTCGTGGTTCTGACGATGGCAAGTTTATGTCTGCCCAGATTCTTGACGATGCGTTCCTTGAGCGTTTCGCCATCACTGTTGAGCAGGAATATCCTTCGCTGAAGATTGAGAAGCAGATTATTCTCAACAAGATGGAAAAGGTCAACAAGGTTGATGATGAATTTGCTGACAAGTTGGTAACTTGGGCGGATATTATCCGCAAGACCTTCTATGAAGGTGGTGTTGAGGAACTCATCTCGACTCGTCGTCTTGAGCATATCGTCAATGCCTTTGCTATGTTCGGTTCGCGTTCTAAAGCAATCGAACTTTGCGTCAATCGCTTCGATGCTGACACCAAGTCTGCTTTCCTAGACCTGTATAAGAAAGTCGACAGCGATGCAGTGCCAGACGATGGTGTAAATGAAGACGCATACTTCCAGTCTGTAAATGAAGAAGTTCCATTCTAAGGAGAAATAATGACAATTAATTACAAGTATGACGAGGGTGATCTCCTACGGGAGATTACCCAATATATTGATGCCACATATGGTGAGCATTACTCGCAGAATCAATACCAAGCAACCGAGTTTATTATCGACGGTGGTCATGGTATTGGTTTTACTGTAGGCAATATCCTAAAGTATGCCCAACGGTACGGTCACAAGGGAACACCTGAAGACTGGCGTAAGGATTTGTTGAAAGTTATTCACTATGCAATCATTGCGATGCATGTGCACGACAAGGAACAACAGAGTAGTATACCTGATCCATTTGAAAAAGTCAATAGTAAAACTTATGAATTAAAGACCTCGTTGTCGTCGTCAGATACTATTACTTTCAGACCAGAATATGCGACTGCTTTCAACTGGAAAGATTATAACATGGGAACCACTTCTCTATTGACTTCCGACACTATTCCAAGTATAATTGAATTTACTGAAGAAAACAGTAAGAAAACTAAAAAGAAGAAAGACTAATATATTATGAAGATTTCATCCGATACCCTTGCACTTCTGAAGAATTTTGCAAGTATTAATACCAACATCCTTGTTCGTCAGGGTAATGTTCTTTCCACTGTCAGTGCAGGTAAGAATATCCTCTCTCGTGCAACAGTCTCAGAAACTTTTGACCGTGAGTTTGCGGTCTATGACTTGAACAACTTCCTTGCTTTGCTAAGTCTTTGGGAAAATCCTGAGATTGACTTTGAAGAAACAGGTATGTTCCTTCGTGAAGGTAAGTCTGAGTTCGAGTATGGTTATGCTGATCCCAGTGTAGTTACTGCTGCTCCAGATAAGACTCTCGAGATTGATCCATTCTTCGACTTCACTCTGTCTGCTGCTGACATCAGCATGGTGCAGAAGGCAGCGAACGTTCTCTCTGCTCCGACAATGAGTATTGTTTCTAAGGATGGCAAGGTGACATTGAGTGTTAGCGACCCAAGCAATCCACGTGCGAATGCGTATCGTAAGGAATTGACTACAACTGATGTTGGTGACTTTGATTGTCGACTCAAGGTTGAGAATCTGAAGGTCATTACAGATGACTACACTGTTGCTCTCGGTCGCAAGAAAGCAATGCACTTTAAGCATGCAACCAAGAACCTTGAGTATTGGTTGGCAATGGAACCATCGTCAGTAGTTTAATTGGAGATTTAATATGAACAAGTTAGAAATTTCGTTCAGTTCGCGTGTACCATATAACAACGATGATGAACATCTTAATCGCTCGACGAGTATGGATTTCGACCTAGATCTGAGCAATCCAGAAGAAGTTGTTCGTCAGTTTAATAAGTTTCTACGACTGAATGACATTGACATCATTGTATCTGGGGTAGAATGAAGGTTCTGATAACAGGGCATGAGGGATTTATCGGGCGGAATGCTTTACGCATTCTGTCCGACTCCTTCGAGATGATTCCGTACGAGGGAGATATTCGCGATTTTAAAATCTCAGAATATTATTCAGCAGTACTACATCTTGCCGCACTAGCAGGTGTGCGTAAGAGTTGGTTGGACCCTGAAGAATATTGGGACGTGAACGTCAAAGGATCGATGCAAGTCTTTTCGGAATGCGACCGTCTTAATCTTCGCTGCATTTATGCTTCCTCTTCTTCAATCTATGAGTGGTGGCAGAATCCATACGCTACTAGTAAGAAGGCAATGGAAGAAGTTGCTCCAAAATATTCTGTAGGAATGCGCTTTCACACTGTCTATGGACCTGACTCTCGTCCCGATATGTTTTATGACATGATGCTTAATGACAAAGTCGAGTATCTTACTGATCATAAACGAGACTGGACTCATGTTGAAGATGTTGTTTCAGCGATGAGAATTATATTGACAGATACCCGTATTCAGGGTAAATTGGATATTGGGACAGGTAATCCTGTCTCTGTTGTTGATGTTGCTCGTGAATATGGATATCGTGATGTTCCTATTCGTGAAGTAACTGGTGAACGAATTGTTACACATGCTGACAATTCACAATTAAGAAACTTGGGATGGTCTCCCAAGTATAACATTATGGAAGAAGTGAAAAATGAACGTATCAAAAGAACAGTTCCTCTGGGTTGAAAAGTATCGTCCTCACAAACTTGATGATTGTATTCTCCCTGATGATCAACTAAAGACATTTCGTGAGTTCGTTGCGACTGGTGAAATCCCCAACATGCTTCTCTGCGGTTCAGCGGGTGTTGGTAAGACTACGATTGCTCGTGCAATCTGCGAAGAACTTGGTTGTGATTATATTATCATCAACGGTTCTGAAGAATCAGGTATTGATGTTCTCCGAACTAAGATTCGAGAGTTCGCTTCATCAGTTTCCTTTGGTGGTAAGACCAAGGTAGTTATCCTTGATGAGGCAGACTATCTAAATCCAAACTCTACCCAACCTGCCTTGCGTGCGTTTATCGAAGAGTTCGCAAACAACTGTCGGTTTATCTTCACTTGTAACTTTAAGAACCGAATCATTGCTCCTCTACACAGTCGAACTGCTGTCATCGAATTTAAGTTGACAAAGGCAGATCGTCCTAAGATGGCAGGTCGTTTCATGAAGCGTCTGTCTGACATTCTTGCAACTGAGAATGTTACATTCGATGAGAAGGTTGTCGCTGAAGTTCTTAAGAAGCATTTTCCTGACTATCGCCGTGTCCTAAACGAACTGCAACGTTACAGTGTCTCCGGAACTATTGATGAAGGTATCCTCGTCAATGTTCAAGAAGTCAACATGAAAGAACTTGTTACCTCATTGAAGAGCAAAGACTTCAAGAAGATGCGTAACTGGGTGGTCGATAACATTGACAATGACCCAAATCTTATCTTCCGTAAGATCTATGATACCATTCTTGATGAAGTCAAGTATCCTTCGCAGTTGGTTCTGCTGCTTGCAGATTATCAGTATAAGGCAGCGTTTGCTGCTAATCCTGAGATCAATCTGGTTGCTTGCCTTGCTGAAATCATGGCAGGGATGGAGTGGAAATAATGACTGGAGTGCTCGATGGTTTGGGTGCTCCGAAAGTTGAATATGATGCTGAGGAGTACAAAGAAAAGAAAAAGGGTATATCTCCTTTCGATTTCATCAAAGATATAAACTATGAAAAGAAGAATCTGATTGTTGACGATTGGTCTGAGAAACAATACAATCCTTGGATCATTAATCGTGGGTTGACATTCAGTATTGACACTGTTCACCCTGCCAATGAAATGAACTGCCGTTCCCATCTCGATAAGAGCATGCAAAACATGTATCTTATAAATACTATTCGCGCTAGAAAACGTTTTGACAAATGGATCAAAATCGAGGACGATGCCGAAGTGGAGATGGTGAAAGAGTATTATGGTTATAGCAATGATAAAGCTCGCCAAGCACTCACAATTCTCTCTGAAGAACAAAAAAAATATATAAAAGAGAAATTGTTTAAAGGTGGTAAAAAATGAGCGAAGATTTTTTTGACATTGACTTTCCAGGGTATGCACCTTTGGAAGTCAACTTAAAGAATCCTGATGACTTCTTGAAAGTTCGCGAGACCCTTTCCCGCATCGGTGTTGCATCAAGAAAAGAAAAGATTCTTTACCAATCATGTCACATTCTACACAAGCAGGGCAGATATTTCATTGTGCACTTCAAAGAACTTTTTGCCTTAGATGGTAAAGATGCAGACTTTAGTGACAATGATTTACAACGCAGAAACACGGTAGCACATCTTCTTTCGGATTGGGGATTAATCACTATTCTAAATCCTGAGATTCATGAAGATAAAGCACCACTAAATCAGATTAAAGTAATTGCGTTCAAAGAAAAAACTGAATGGGAACTCGTTCAGAAATATAACATTGGTCGTAAAAAATAATTGACTTTCTTCTAAAAGTATAGTATAAATAAAAGGTGCCATGCTTCGGATGGCACCTTTTTAACACTCGCTTAATAGGAGCAAAATATGAAATTTGATACAACAAGTTTACCGCACATCGACCGTTATTTTGTTGGCGCTGATCGTGTCATGAAAAGGTTGGCAGATATTGCTGATCAATCGACGCTGATGGTGCCAGTTAAATATCCCCCATACAACATCAAGAAAATCGATGAAACTCGATACGTAATCGAACTGGCAGTTGCTGGTTTCGGTAAGTCAGAGATTGATATTGAATTGCAAGAAGGCAAGTTGTCCATCCAAGGAAAGTGCGACTCGCCTGAATCCACTGAATATCTCTGGAAGGGGATTGCTGAGCGAGGATTCAAGCGCGAATTCACTCTCGCTGACAATGTTGAAGTAAAGAGTTCCTCTCTGGTAAATGGTATGCTAAAGATCTTTCTTGAGGCATTTATTCCAGAAGAAAAGAAAGCAAAGAAAATCGACATCACTGATGAGGATAGTGAATATCCATCACAAGCTGCCGAATTCTTAGCAGAAGGTAAGACTAAGTAATTAAATGTGGTGGGTGGGATTAATTCTCACCCACCATTAACAATGAAGGTGATAATATGTGATGTTAAATTTGACTGAACCTCTTCCTTGGAATCTAACGCATCACAGGTACTGTGTTGTTGGTGTTGCAAGATCTGGAACACAACTTACTGAAGCACTACTTAACTATTCTATTGGTAAAAAGTTTGAAGGTGTTGTGACACTTGAAGATTTCATGAACTTTAATACTGCTTATTTTGCCAATCTCGACATAGATGAAAATAACAAACTGTCATTTAACATGGTTACTGATGGTGACGGTAAACTAAAAATGGCTGCCAATAGAAATGTCGAACAACTTCCTGCGTTAGGAAAAGATTGGATCGATAAGGTATCGCGAGCAGACCCAACGCAACCATTGACATGTCGTATATTCTTAGATGATAGATTGACGTTTATTTCTCTTGTTGATGGTCTGGAGTTTCTAAAGAAACAGAATTTTAAATTTGTATATGTTAATCGTAACTTCGAACATAAGATTCTTAGTTCTTACTTTGCTAAGAAAACTATGATTTTCAGAAGTGGAAAAAACTCTGCTGTGTTAGACGTGGATATTCCAGAATTAAAGACGATGATCCTTGGTCGTTATCTTATGGAAGAACACAATAAGAGAGTCATGACTAATATTGTCGGCAGTCATATTGTTGTGGAATATGATGAATTGACTTCGATGGCAGCACACTTAGATGAAACTGAGAAGAAACTGGCATTCGGAATCTTTAATGAAAAACAATTACCTCTCGATCCATACGAACAAATTGCAAATACTGACGAGGTGAAAGAAGTTTTTGCAACTTTTTACCCGAACATGGTAAATCTATCCTCTCAATTACTAGGAGCAAATCGATAATGATTGCTCCTTTCTCGACTAAATAACAACATGAAGGTGAATACATGAGTAATATTAGATGTGTGAAGTTAATCAGTGGTGATGAAATTATCGCTGATATCGATGAGACAATTGATGGTCTTGTCATTCTAAAGAAACCTATGCAGATTATGATGATTCCTAATCAGAATAATCAATTTGGTATAGGTCTAGCACCATTCTGCCCTTACGCGAAGGATGACGTTGTTCCTTTGCGTTCTGGTGCAGTTATCACAGTTTTTGAACCAGAGACTGGCATGCTAAACGAGTATAATACTCGCTACGGTTCAGGTCTGGTTGTTCCAGAAAGTAAAATTATCATATGAAACCATTAATTGCTCTTGCATTATTCCTGATTCCAGGGACAGCATTCGCTTCCCCCTGTGATCAGTTCTATCCGAACGGTAAAGAAATCGTAGTACCAAATACCAAAGTTCTCTGTAACTCGTTCTTCGCAGTCGTGTATGATGACGATCGTAATGCAAATATTTTCTCAACTGAGATTGCGCAGGAACGAGTAAAGAAAACTCCACGCACTGACGATTTCCGTGCCGACAAGCGCATCGCTGACTCCCCGACACCTGCTGATTATACCAATTCAGGATATGACCGTGGACACATGGTTCCTGCAGCAAACGCAGATGATCCAAAGGAGATGTCAGATACGTTCTTCATGACAAACATGACACCACAATTGCCATCGGTGAATCGGGTAGCATGGAAAAATCTAGAGGAACGTATTCGTTCTGTCCCTTTCAAGTGGGTAGTAACTGGTGCACATTACTCTGCAACACCCAAAGTAATTGGCAAGAACAAGGTTCCAGTCCCAGACTTTCTTTACAAGGTTGCATTCTTCGAGAGTGGAAACGTTGCAGTCTATATCGTAGACAATCTAGTTCCCAAGTCACAGGTTTCAACCATGAAACTGGAAGAACTCGAAGCGAAGTTAGGATATAAGTTACGATAAATCCCTTTACTTTTGTTATGTTTTATAGTATAGTAGTATTTGATTGATGAGGGATTTATATGAAATTTTATACATGCGCACACCAGTATGGTTCCAAGGTTCTTGTCCGTGGAGTACATAACGGTGTGCGCTTCACCAAACGAGATGACTTCAGTCCCACCCTGTTTGTAAAATCTAAGGGTGGCGCAGAAACACAATACAAGTCTCTGTATGGAGAAAACCTCCAACCGATTGACTTTGAAGATAACAATTCTGCCAAGCAGTTTGTTCAGACATATGGTCAAGCAGAGAATTCTGAGATCTTTGGACAGACCAACTATGGTTACCAATATATTACAAAAAAGTATCCTGGAGAAATTCAGTGGGATATGTCTCAACTTAATATCCAGACTGTCGATATTGAGACTTCAGCAGAGCATGGGTTTCCTGATGTAAACAATCCGATAGAAGAAGTTCTCCTGATCACGGTCAAGAATCTTATCACTCGACAGATTGTCACCTTCGGGTGTGGTGAGTTTGATGACCAGAACTCTGAGATTGTGCAGACCCTGAGGCATGCTGGCAACAAGTTTCTCTATGTAAACTGTGATAATGAACGCGACTTACTAGAAACCTTTCTGCGTTTCTATTCTGATGATCATCCAGATATTATTACAGGTTGGAACTGTGAACTGTTCGACATTGCGTATCTAATCTCTCGGATAGATCGTCTGTTCTGCACTGAAGAAGATACAACCATGCGCAAGAAGTTCTCGCCATGGGGTCTGGTTCGTCGTAAGAATTTGACAATCATGGGTCGCGAACATATCTCATATGATATTACTGGCGTTGCAGTTATAGATTATCTCGATCTCTATAAGAAGTTTACGTATACTCGACAAGAAAGTTACAAGTTGGATCACATTGCCAAGGAAGAACTTGGTAAGAAAAAACTTGAGCATCCGTATGAAACATTCCGTGAGTTCTATACAAAAGACTGGACACGGTTCGTAGAGTATAACATCATCGACGTTGAGATCGTTGACGAACTTGAGCGCAAGATGAAACTGATTGAACTTGTGCTTACGATGGCATACGATGCTAAGTGTAATTATACGGATGTGTTCTCACAGGTTCGCACGTGGGATTGTATCATTTACAACCACTTACATGATCAAAATATTCAGATCCCCCAGAAGAAAGAAAACAGGGGTAGGACTATTGAGGGTGCGTATGTGCAAGAACCAAAACCAGGAAGGTATGACTGGGTTGTTTCCTTTGATGCTACATCGCTGTATCCATCTATTATCATGCAGTATAACCAATCACCAGAGACTTTCGTTCAGGGTGTTGTAAAAGACACAACGGTGAAGGGATTACTTGGGCATAGTTATGACCTCGAGAATCTTAAACAAGATGATGTTTGTATGACTGCCAATGGTTATTGCTATACTCGTAAAAAGATGGGAATGTTTCCTGAGATTGTTCAGAAGTTCTTTGATGATCGACAACGCTACAAGAAACTAATGATCATTGCTCAGAAAGAATACGAGGAAACCAAAAATCCTAAACTAAAGAACGACATCTCGAAGTATAATAACTTTCAGATGGCAAGAAAGATTCAGTTGAACTCACTGTTCGGTGCGTTGGCGAATGAATATTTCCGATACTATGATGCTCGTATTGCCGAGGGTATCACTACGACTGGTCAGTATATTATTCAGGAAGTAGGTAAGGCACTTGACGTCTATCTCAACAAAGTCGTAGGAACAAATGGACACAACTACTCTTTCTACAGTGATACTGATTCTTGTTATATTTCCTTGGACCCTCTTGTTCGTAAGTTCTATGGTAATCTATCACGTGATAAACTCATTGATGTTCTCGATAAAATCTGCGAAGAGAAAATCACAGAGGCAATCAACAAGAGTTGCGATGGACTTGCGGACTACACGAATGCATTTCAAAAGAAAATTGTATTCAAACGTGAGGCAATCGCAGAACGTGGTCTCTGGGTTGCAAAGAAAAGGTATGCACTCAACGTCTACGATAATGAAGGTGTCCGATACAAAGACCCGAAACTTAAAGTCATGGGTCTTGAGATTGTTCGTTCCTCGACTCCAGCACCTGTTCGCGAAAGTCTCAAAGAAGCAGTGAGACTATCATTGACTGCCGATGAAGTAACTCTACAGAAGTTTATCGAACACACTCGTGGGTTGTTCAATAAAATGGAACCTGAAGATATTGCTTTCCCGCGAAGCGTCAACGGTCTTGCTAAGTATACATCAAGAGCAGACATATATGGCAAAGGAACACCGATGCATGTTCGTGGTGCTTTGATGTATAATCACCTACTCGAGAAGCACAATCTTGGTATGAAGTATGAAGCAATTCAAGAAGGCGAGAAGATTAAGTTCCTATACTTGAAGGAACCAAATACTATTCGCGAAAATTGTATTGGTTTTATTGGTAAAATACCAAAAGAGCTTGACATACATAGATATGTAGATTATAATACAATGTTCAATAAGAGTTTTCTGGAACCATTAAAACAAATTGTAGAAGGCATTGGTTGGAATACAGAACCAGTTGCCACGCTAGAGAGTATGTTTGGATGAAACCAGCAAAACACATTATTGGACTAATCACTCGTAGGGATGTAGATGCTATACATGAAGCAGTAAGTTATCTACCAGAGTCCGGAAAGATCGTAGAGGTCGGAGCATGGGTAGGCAAGAGTACAATCGCTTTTGCTGAAGCATGCAAGAAACAGAATAAAAAATATAGTATCCACACCATTGATAGATTTTGTGGTGGAAATATTTTGCGGTATTATGCTGATATTGTTTTGAATCCAGATTTTCCTGGTATGTTGATGCAAAATTTCGGCGTAACATTAGAACAATATCTAGATTACGCATGTAAACCAAATAGAGTTAAGTATTTTGTGAACAATTTTATCTTATCCCCCGAAGAACATTATGAACATTTTCTAACGAACGTTTCTCCATGGGATAATATAACACATGAGCGAATAGAATTTGATGTTGATACGTATGCGTTTGACGAGCAAATAAATCTAATGTTTTATGATGGTGATCACACATATGATGCGACATATTCTGCTTTGAATTATTGGAATAAACGATTGGTCGCAGGTGGCATATTGTGTTGTCATGATTATGAACCAGTATATGAGGGTGCGATGAAAGCAATTCAACAGTTTGCTCAAGAAAATGACAAGGAATTAATTGTCCCGAAAAAATCAACAGTAGTTATAATTAAAGACAAGGATTGAAAATGAATGCATTAATCGATAAAATTAAAAAGAACAGCACCATTAAGGAGACCAACGTTCTCTCTAAGAGTAAGTTGTTCAGTACCAAGGATCTGATCCAGACATCAGTTCCTGCGTTGAATGTTGCCTTGTCTGGTAAACTGGATGGTGGTCTGACTCCAGGATTGACTGTCTTTGCTGGTCCATCGAAGCACTTCAAGACTGCGTTCGCGATGATGCTAGTCAAGAGTTTCCAGACAAAGTATCCTGATGGTGTCATTCTGTTCTATGACTCTGAGTTTGGTGCACCGCAATCATACTTTGAGAACTTTGGTATTAATACTGACATGGTTATTCACACACCAATCACTGACATTGAACAGTTGAAGCATGATGTGATGCAGCAGATTAATCAGTTCGAACGTGCCGATAATGTTATGATTGTTGTTGACTCTGTTGGTAACTTGGCATCTAAGAAGGAAGTCGACGATGCTCTCGATGGTAAGTCGGTCGCAGATATGACTCGCGCCAAGCAGATGAAGTCTTTGTTCCGTATGATTACACCACATCTTACCATCAAGGACATTCCTATGGTAGTTGTCAATCATACTTACATGGAAATCGGTATGTTTCCCAAGGCAATCGTGTCGGGCGGAACTGGTATCTATTACTCTGCTGATAACATCTTCATTATTGGTCGCCAACAAGAGAAGCAAGGCACCGAGGTGGTTGGTTACAACTTTATCATCAACGTCGAGAAGTCTCGTTACGTTCGTGAGAAATCTAAGATTCCGATTGAAGTTACCTTTGAAGGTGGTATTAGTAAGTGGTCTGGACTACTAGACATTGCACTGGAATCTGGGCACGTTACTAAACCTTCTAATGGTTGGTATCAAAAGACTGGCGAAGAAAAGAAGCATCGTCTGAATGATACATACACTAAGGAATTCTGGATGCCTGTTCTGACCGACCCAACGTTCGGCGAGTGGATTGAAAATCGTTATCGTATGGGTAATGGACAAATGATGGAGGGTGACAATGTGGACATTTCTGATGAAGATATTTCAGAAGAATACGAAAATCAAGATATGTGATCAATGTGGGGTCGTTCTGAAAAAGAATGACCCTGCCATGTGTCTTCATGGTATTGAAGAGGGTCTCGAGTATGAGATGTTTGTGTGCGAACCATGTTGCATTAGAATCGCAAATGAATATGATGAGATAGAGGATTTAAAAATTGCAGAAGATCGAGACGATTATCCTGAGTAAGTTGTTTTCTGATGAAGACTATGCTCGCAAGGTAATTCCATTCATAACACCAGAATATTTCCATGATACATCCGAGCGCAAGATTTTCAATTATGCCAGAGATTTTATCGAGAAGTATAATTCACTGCCAACAGTTGAAGCAATTGAAATCGCAGTGCAGAATGACCGTGGCATCAACGAAAATGAATTTAAAAACATCAATGAGAAACTGACACATCTAGATGATTCTCTTGATGTAAATGGTAAGTGGTTGCTCGAAGAAACTGAGAAGTTCTGTAAGGACAAGGCAGTTTATAATGCAATCATGCAATCTATTCAGATTATCGATGGTGATGATAAGCAACACACTCAAGATGGTATTCCGTCCATTCTTCAGGATGCATTGAGTGTTTGCTTCGACAATAACGTTGGGCATGATTACCTTGACAATTCGGAATCACGATATGACTTCTATCACCGTGTTGAAAACAAGTTACCCTTCGATCTTGACATGTTCAACAAGATTACCAATGGTGGTCTGCCAAACAAGACACTAAACATTGCGCTTGCTGGTACTGGTGTTGGTAAGTCTTTGTTCATGTGCCACATGGCAGCAGGTGCGCTGGGTCAGGGCAAGAACGTTCTGTATATCACCATGGAAATGGCAGAAGAACGTATCGCTGAACGTATCGATGCCAACTTGATGAACGTTAATATCCAGGATCTTAAAGATCTGTCAAAGTCCATGTTCGACAATCGTATCGATAAAATTAAGAAAAAGACTGAGGGTAAGTTGATCATCAAGGAGTATCCAACTGCCAGTGCGCATGTCGGTCACTTCAAAGCATTGCTAAACGAACTGCAACTGAAGCGCAACTTTAGTCCAGATATTATCTTCGTTGACTATCTTAATATCTGTGCATCCAGTCGGTTCAAGGCAGGAGCAGGTGTTAACTCTTATACATATGTTAAGGCGATTGCTGAAGAACTTCGTGGGTTCGCAGTTGAGTTTGATTTACCTGTTGTTTCTGCCACTCAAACTACTCGTGGTGGATATGCGAACAGTGATGTGGATCTGACTGATACTTCGGAATCATTTGGTTTACCTGCGACTGCTGACTTGATGTTTGCTCTCATCTCCACTGAAGAACTTGAGAACATGGGTCAACTTATGGTCAAGCAGTTGAAGAATCGGTATAATGACCCTGCTATAAATAAAAGGTTCATGGTTGGGATCGACCGTGGTAAAATGAAACTATTTGATCTAGAGTTATCTGCTCAACAAGGTATCACCGATTCAGGACAAGAAGATGCTGTTCCTGTATTTGAGCGGACTCCATCTGGATCTCGAACGAGGGAGTTGTCTAAATTTGACTTCTAATTTTATAGAACTGTATCCGAACGTATTGACTGCCGAGGAATGTGCCGAGGCATGCGATCGAATCGATGATATCATTTCGCGCCCAGATCCTGGGAATGCATGTATTTTGTCTGACAATAATGCTAGGACTGATTGGAACATATTTACTGATAAATATGGTTCGTTGAAACCATCAGAGGATAAGATAGTCGAAGCGGTGACTCGCAATTGGCGCAAATATAATACTGCATATTCTGCATCCTCTAAGTCATTTTTTGAAGTCTTCTCACCAGGATGGAAATTTCAGCGCTCTGACACGGGAGGAGGATTTCATCAATGGCACCACGAACAAGGTTCGGGTAGAGAATCTCCAGGAAGATTTGCAGTTTGGATGTTATATTTGAATGATGTTGAAGAGGGTGGAAAAACTGAATTTAAAAATCAGGAATTAGCATTCACACCTACTGCTGGAACACTAATTATTTGGCCCGCTGCGTATACTCATATTCACAGAGCAAATCCAGATCTAGTTGGAAAAAAATATATTGCAACAGGATGGTTTGTTTATCCTGATAAAGATAGATTTCGAGAAAAGACTTGACTTCTAGTAATAAGTATAGTATAGTTGAATAGTAATTGGTGCCATAGCTCAGCTGGATAGAGCAAGAGCCTTCTAAGCTCTAGGTCGTAGGTTCGAATCCTACTGGCATCACCATTTTTAATAAGAGGATAGATTATGACTGAAGAAACTGAAACACAAGAATTAAAATTGAAGTTGGTCGCAACCACATTGGTGTGGACTAACGCAGGAACAGAAGATATGCCGCTATGGAGAGCAACTGGCGGTAAGGAATATGTTATTGCTCGGTTTGATTACGAACCAACACTACCAGAGATTGGTAAGGTAATGGATTCTAAACGACACATGATTGAGAATCATTATCCTCAACTGCATGAAACTCTTTCGGGGTGGCAACTGTATCTCGATGAAACAATGACACATAATGAATACATGCAGTATCACCTGACTGAATCCGTCGACTTTCCTGCAACTGACTTGACTGTTGTTGATGCCTCCGAGGAGATGGCGGGAATTGTCGCAGAATAATATAACAATAATCCATACTTACTACAATGAAAGAACCTATCTCGAAACACAGATCGAGAGATGGAACTACTATAATACTCCAGTAAATATTATATTATTTGATGATGGTTCTCAGATAGAACCTGCAGAAAATGTTCTCAAAGAACATACGCTAAATGATAATATTAATTTTTCATTGTATAGAGTTACTGAAGATATTGGATTCAATAGTCATGGTTGTCGCAATCTTGGCGCAAGACTGGCACAATCTAACTGGTTGTTATTTCTAGACATAGACTACACACTACAACCAGCAGATCTTAAACGATTGCAAACGGAAACCCTCGATCTTAATTCTTGGTATGAACTTAATGCCAAGTTTCAAGGTCGGGGGAACACGTATAAAGCATTAAATCAGTTTATGATATCAAGAAAACTATTTTTAGATTCTGGTGGGTATGATGAATCTTACGTTCCGTTTCATTATGGAGATCGTGAACTTTTATCCCACCTTGAGCGAAAATATCAGAAAAATAATTTAGACTGGTTGGTTTTAACATGCCGTCGTGGTGGTAGAAAATCAAAAGTGGATGACACTATTAAGATTCCAGTCTATGATGATGAGAACATGTTAATATACACTCCACGGTTTGATAAAGAATCTATTGTGCACACAGACACTAAGTTGAATTTTACATGGGAAGAAGTTGTTATAAATAGGGGGTAACATTATATTGGGATTCCTATGCAAAGTTTCTTATCATTCCTTTCTGAAGCAGCAATTCTTCACATTGAGCATCCATCCGATAGATTATTCGATGGACCACAAGCAGCAAAACATGCACTGAGAACTCTGAAGCAGGTTGCTTCAAGCAAAGCACCAAGCATGACTCGTAAGATTGATGACAAAATGTCATTCAATGTTATTCGTAGAGCAGACGGTAAAGTTGGTGTCAAGTATAAGGGGACAGGTTCCTCTTACAATTTCTCCCAAGATGATATCGAAAAGCAGCATGGGCATAAACCATATCTCGCTAAACCACTTGGGTTACTTCTACAACATCTTCCTAAAGTTATTCCGACTACTCCAGGCGAGTATCAAGGCGGATACATGTCAGATCGAGAATCTAGAGAGCATGAAGATGGAAAGATTTCTCACACACCAAACACAATTAAATATGACACAGACATCGATAGTCCAGAAGGTAAGGCACTTGCCAAATCTAAAGTAAGTGCTGTAATTCACAGTAAACTAACTTCTTCTGGTGCCAAACCTCTGACAAGTTTAGCAGGATTCAATAATCATCCTGATGTTCATCTTGTCCAACACCTTGTGTCAAAAGACCAAAACAGAATCCCGAAAGAATATAAGACTAAAGCAGATGAACATCTGAAACAGGCAGAACAACTGATGGCATCGCATACTCATGATCATCATGTTGGGCACGAGCAAACTCTCAGACAGTATATTAATTCAACTATTACTTCTGATGATACGCCCTCGACACAGGGGTATAAGAGTTATCTTGCCAAATGGCATCAGAAAAAAATTGATGCAGTAAAGACTGAAAAGTCAAAGACAGCAAAGAAAAAAGTGATGGATGACATGATTGATCATGTCTCTAAGAACCAACAACAATTCTACAAAACATTCGAAATACATCGCCACTTGCAACAAGCAACTAACCACCTTGCCAGAGGAATAGATTCTTCTGGAGCAGGTGGTTTCCGCACATCAATTGGGGGTGCTGCATCAGGCGGCGAAGGTTATGTCTTCAATGGTCTGAAGGTTGTTGACCGTGAAGGATTCTCGGCAGCGAATCGTGCACGTAGTGAAATCTTGAGAGCGAGCAGAGGATAATGAGCGAAACACATCACTTGACTATAGGTAGATTCGCGCCTGTTCATGCTGGACATGCGCTTATGATCAACCATGTTTTAAATGCAGCAAGACAAGATAATGCACAACATACTATTCTTACTACTGCGACACATGATGGCAATAAAAATCCACTGACTCCAGATCTTAAAGTCAAGCACCTAAAGCGTGCATTTCAAACAGCGAATGTTGAAGCATTGAGTAAGGGCGCACCAACATTACTCCACCACTTGTCTAAATTACATAGTCAAGGTGTCAAACATCTAGTTGTCCATGCTGGATCTGATAGAGCGCATGAGTATCACGCATTAATAAACAAGTATAATAATGTTGAAGGTCGCCACGGACATTTCAATTTTGATTCTATCAAGGTGAAGACGGTCGGCGGAACTAGAACTGATGCCGATGAAGGCGTCGCTGGTGCATCTGCAACTAAGATGCGCAAGGCAGCATCTTCTGGTGATGAGAAAACATTTCATGCCATGGCACCGAGTTCTATGTCAACAGCACATAAGCGTGAGATGTATAAAGATGTTCGACGTGGTCTAGGTATTCAAGAATCGATTTCATTCAAACAGTTTTTAGATATATAAATATAGTGAAGGAAAAATGATATGTTCGGTATGATTCCATTACCATATAAGTTACTGGCAGGCGCTGCTTTAATACTTGGTGTGTTTGTGTTTGGTTACATGAAGGGATCTGCTTATGCTGATGCAGAACTTGCTAGATTCTCTGCTAAAGCAAGTGCACAAGTTGCTGAACTAGAGAGAAAGAATTCAGAGATTAGCAACAAAGTAGTTACTGAATATGTTGATAGAACAAATACAATTAGAGAGAAAGAATATGTTTATGTTGATGCCGCTAAAAACACTGTTCCTAGTCAGTCTGTTATGTCTAACGGTTGGGTGTTCACGCACGACATTAGTGCCAGTGCCAGTGATGCCGACGCCACCAGAAGTTCTGATGCGTCCCCCTCAGGAATTAAAGACACTGATGCCCTCGTCGGAATCATCAGAAACTACGCCATCTGCCAATCCAACGCAGTCCAGCTCATCGAACTCCAACGATGGATAATTGAGAACAAAGCTGCTGTTGATGCAATGGCGAAGGAAAAGAAAAAGAAATGAACGAAGATCTTAGGAAATGGTTCGGCAAAGGTAAAGAAGGCGATTGGGTTCGCGTAGGCACCGACGGTGAGATCAAGGGTGATTGCGCAAGAGAACCAGGAGAAGGCAAACCGAAGTGCATGCCACGTTCTAAGGCCCATAGTATGGGAAAAGATGATAGAGCAACTGCTGCTCGTAGAAAAAGAAGAGAAGATCCAGTTGCTGATCGTAAAGGAAAGGGTAATAAACCTGTCATGGTAAACACTGAAGAATTTATGATGGAAGGTAATGAACCTACTAATCCATCTTTATGGTCAAAAGCAAAGTCTTTGGCGAAACAAAAGTTTGATGTTTATCCATCAGCATATGCTAATGGTTGGGCAGCAAAGTATTACAAGTCCAAGGGTGGTGGATGGAAGTCTGTCAGCGAAGAGGCAATCGACGAGAAGTGCTGGGATGGTTACAAACGTGTCGGCATGAAGAAAAAAGGTAAGCGCATGGTTCCTAACTGTGTGCCTGAAGCAACAGATATTATTGCCAAAGCAAAAGCCGCAGTAGCAAAAAAAGCAGGCGCGAAACTAAAGATGGATCCAGATACTGGAACACCTGATCATTTCACTGCTGCGATGCGTCGTAAAAAAGGTTTACCAGAAGAGGCAGACTCTAAGAAGTATCCTAGAAAGGGATTCCCTGAACCTGGAGACTATGGTTATCATCCGAATCCTGGTCTGAAACCACAAGAGAGCGATAGCGACGAAGATATGGATGTTGCATACAAGAAAGCAACCGAGAAAGAGGGTCGCAAACCATTGAATGCAAAGATTACTGAAGCACTGACTCGTGTTACCTCTGGTAACAAGGGATATGGATACCATGGTACTGTAGAAGCACGCGACGATGCTGAGAAAGATAAGAGATATTCTGCCATGCATCGTTATGCTAAGAAACTAGTGGGTGATGCTGGACATCTTTCTGATGCAAAGAAACCAAATGTAATGGTAAAACACTTCCTTGATTCTGCGCATGGTCGTCATATTGCTGACAATCCAACTGATAAAAACATCACTAGCAGATTCTCTGAATTCAAAAAGAAATATAAACCAGAGATGCATGAAGAAGTTGAAATTGATGAAGGTGTAACTAATCCAGAAATCAAGAAAGCATATGCTGATCTTATAAAAACTCCTGGTGGTTCTTCAGAGCGCAAATCTGCCATCCGTCGTTACAAGAGTCTTCGTCAGAATGCTGTCAAAGAAGAATCGGAACTCGAAGAAGCGCATGGCATGTGGAAGGTAGACTTCCCTAAACAACATGCTGGTAAGGCAGTCGCTGCTGGTTCGGTTCACGTCAAGGCACAGAACACTGCTCATGCTCACAAGGTTGCAGCAAAGAGAGTCGGCGTTGATCATAAGGTGTTCAAGTCGAAGGTTACCAAGTCGAGCATTCTTCCAGAAGAAGTCGAACAGGTCGACGAATATAATAACTATCGTAAAGCAGGCAAAGATCCATTCGCTGCAAGAAAGCAGTATATAGCAATGGATAGAGCAGAGAAAAAGGGTGTGATGCCTGGATCTTCAACTTCTACTGCTGATGCTATTGCTGCATTCAAAGCGAAGGGTGGTAAGATTACTAAACTTGATACCAAAGGTAATATGAAAGAAGAACTCGGTAAGAGCAACGAATGGGGAACTGATGCTCTCCGTAAGAAGTATGCTGCTATGACTCCTGGTCAAGAATCAATGGCAGCAGATAAGATCCCATCATTCGATCCACGTTACGACAATGTAACTACTCAGCACCTTGGTCTGCACCCTGTTCGCGAAGGTTATCTCGCTGAAATCTCAGCAAAAGCATCTATCGCTAGAGATGAATTCAGAAGAAAAATGCAGAAAGCACTGACTGATCCAAAGAATATTGCACGTGCAAAGAAAGTTCTTGCAAAAAGAAAAGAAGCAGAAAAAGCAAAGGAAGCACCTCATCTCGTAATGCAACTACGTAAAGTAGTAAGCATTGGATCGAAGGTTCACTTCCAAGATGGTCAGCACCATGCCATTGCTCCTAATCATGCTGATATTTTCATGAACAAGTATAACTCTGCCAAGTCTTCTATCGAAAAAGAAGCACTACAGAAACGTGCACATAAATCTCATGCTGAATTTATGAGAACAATTGCTGAAGAAGCGCATGAGAATTGCGGAACTCCTGATTGCTGCCAGATGTGCGACACCGCAGAAATGGGAACACACCACGTTGATTCCTATGAAGCGCACAAGGGTTCAGGTGATCAAATCTCACCAGTAATTTCACACGATGATGAAGATATCCGCTTCCAAGATTTCGATGAAGAAGCATTCGAAAAAGAACTAGAAGCAGATGTCCTTGCTCTTTCGTGGGATGATTTAGTAGATCTCTATGACGAAGATGAAATTGAATATGATGAGTCGCCTGATGAAGAAGGCGAAGAACTAGAGGAAGGTATTACTCCTGCTGGTCGTCTCAAGAAAAAATTCAATGCAATGCGCACAAAAAGTCGTCGTATGATGGCAAGAAATATTGCAATCAAGCGTGTGTCTTCACCAGAAAAACTTAAATCGAGATCAATTCGCGCTGCTCGACGCATGGTATACAAGAGACTGTTGCGTAACAGAGATATCTCTACTGTTTCGGCAACAGAAAAGACACGTCTTGAAGGACAGATAAAGCGTATGGCACCAATGGTTGCCCGTCTATCTGTTAGAGTCATGCCAGCAGTTCGTAAACTTGAGCAATCAAGAATCAAGAACAGCAGAACAAGAAAGAAAAAGTAATGTTATCTTTCAAAGACTTTATCACTGAAGCAGCAGTTGACGGTAAAGGTCATAAGAGTTCTACTGGTGGTCTGACTCAGAAGGGTCGTGACTATTACAACAACAAGTATGGCGGCAATCTACAGGCACCAGTAACAACCAAACCTTCTAAGTTGAAGGCAGGCAGTAAAGCAGCGAATCGTCGCAAGTCTTTCTGTGCTAGAATGTCTGGTGTAGAAGGTCCAATGAAAGACGAAAAGGGTCGTCCGACTCGCAAGGCACTAGCACTAAGAAAATGGAATTGTTAATATGGATGAACTGAACACATCAATGAAGATAGTGCTCGCAAATACTTTTGCGATGTATTTCAAAGCACATGGGCATCACTGGAATGTAGAAGGTAAAGACTTCTCCCAGATGCACGATTTCTTTTCGAACATCTATGAAGAACTATTCGCTGCAGTTGATCAGATTGCTGAGCAAATTCGTGCGTTAGATGATTATGTGCCATATGGTCTAGATACTGTGTCTAGTATTGCAACTATTAAAGATTCATCAATCAATGGTAACAGTATTCCGTCGATGCTTCAAGATCTTATGGATGCCAACGCATCAGTCATTGAAGCATTGAATGCTGCACATAAATTGGCGGAAGCAGAGGGTAACAGAGGTCTTGTTAATCATATCGAAGAGCGTCTTGATGTTCATGCTAAGCATGGTTGGATGCTTCTCGCAACCTCAAAGTAATATAAATAGATAAAAGATTAGAGGAATCATTTAATGAGACTAGAACAAGTTATTAGGTCAACTATGACTGAAGCGATGGACATGGACGGCAGACTCGACCAGTTGGTTCGCGCTGGTTTGATGCCAACAAGTTCGCTGCCACTTTTGAAGCGTGCCATTTCTAGAATGCATGCTGGTATGTCACTTCAGGGTGCTGAGCGTGATGTAATGAACATGTTCATCAGTTCGATGATGTTCATTGTTCTCGGTGATGACACCGTATTCAATAAGGCACGTGCTGGCGCCAAGTCATATGCTGCTGAAGAAGCAGATAGTAAACAACACATTGAAGTGACACACATCACAGGTCAGAAAAGTAAGAAACCAGTCCACCCTGATAATGCTTTCAAGGCTTTAAATCATTACAAAAGTTTGAGCACAACAAAGAGCGCTCGCATTGTATCTGAAGCAAAAGAAAAGACAGAGTATGACTACGAAGGTGACATGGCAATGGGTCAACTGAAGTCAATCATTGCTAACTCGCAACGTATGCATGACATGCTTTCTGATGACACCAACCTACCTGAATGGGTGCAGTCTAAGATTACTCTGGCAGAAGATTATATCTCAACCGCAAGCAACTACATGCAAGGTGAGATGAATGAAGAAAAAGATATGCCATTCAAAGGTCCATATAGAAAAGTCGGTGAGCGTAAAGACAAGTATGGTAACCCAATAAAGAATGTTGCTAAGCACCTTGCTAAGAAGGCAATGAATGCTCAGAAGAATGAAGAAGTTGAGCAGATTGATGAAATTCTACCTGTAGTTGCTGGAGCAGCGGCAAGATATGTAGCAGGAAAAGCAGGAGTAGGTGCTGTTGGTAGAACTGTAGCAGGAGCAGCAACTAAGTATGCAGTTTCTAAGTCTATGAACAAGGAAGAAGTCGAAGTAATTGACGAACTCTCAAAGAAGACTATGGGTTCTTATGTCAAGAAAGCATCAGGTGCTGAAAAACCAAAGAATGTAATGAGTCCAAAGAATGTTCCTCTGACAAACATCGCTGCCTACCAAGGTGACAGTGAAACAGGACACTTCGGTAAGAGATTCAACCAACATACTTATGATAAAGCAGAGCGTCTTCGTAAGAATCGTGAGACAGGTATCAAGAGAGCAGTTGATAAAATTACCAAGGAAGAAGTTGAGGTGATCGACGAACTCTCGAAGAAGACCATGGGTCGCTATATCAACAAGGCAAAAGACTCCATTGACATGACATCATATAGAAGTGGTATAAAAGATGGAACAGCGATTTCTTCATCGACTCCATATAAATCAAATAATCCGCTAGAGAAAAAACTCTCAAAGCGCCACAAAGGTATCG